TATTTTAACATTAAGATGCGGCGGATGATAAACAAAATGATAGTTTACACCGCCCGCGCCAAATGGCCACATGTTAATCTTCTTAAATCCTTGCTCTAGTTTCCACTTAATAAGATCAGGAATGTAATATATGTTTAGTGCTTGTACAGCACATGCTACAGTTATTTCTACATTGTTGCTAGTTTGTGTATCTAATATATGAAATACTTCTTCTTGGCGTGTCCACTTACTAGGATAACGAATATAATCGTTCATTTCTTTAATGCTGTCTATGCTGTAGTGGAAACGTACTATTTTAAATTCTTTCCACAATTCAAATAAGTCTTCTCTCCATTCAACTCCGTTTGAGTTGTAGCGTAGTTCTAAGTCTTTTGCATAACCCATTTTAATTGCGTGTTCAAGTATTTCGTAATGCTCTTCAATAATAAGACTTTCACCACCAGCAAAGTAAATCTGTTGCATACTTGGCATTTGTTCGTAAAACTGTTTCCAAAAGATATCGTTTTGTTTATGCCAATTATAGCTACTACCGTTGGTACTACCTTTGTCCTGCCACTGCATTGTTTCTTTGAGAGATTCGTTTTTAACATCAGGAAAGATTGCTTTGTAATCTTTAATCCAACCACTACTATCGTGCGGGCTACACATGACACAAGCAAGCTGACACTTGGTTCCGAAACGCAAATCAATGTATGCCAAGTTAGGTGGCACTTCGCCATCTTCTGTTGTATCAGCTATTAGTTTATCAACATCTGTACGAGCACTCCAATATGCAGTTTCCCACATACGTTTACTATTATGCCCAGCTGCTTCTTCTTTGTAGCATTTTAAACAACTAGGAGGCTTTTCGCCGTTGATCATTTGTTTGCGTACATTCTTCATATACTTGCTGTTCCAGGCAGTCTGAAAGTCTGTTACATTTAAGTTGTTTGGCTTGCCATCATCTGTTTTAAGAATGCCGACTTGGCCGCCGTGCTCTTTGTCGTTTGTTGCGCCAACACTGCTTGCATTTGCTGTGCAACACACACGCATACTGCCGTCTGGTCTTGTGCTAAGGTGTACCCATGGAAGGATACAAAATGTATCTGATACTTTGCTCATACTGTACTTATACCTTTATCTGCGTAGTTTATTTCATTATGGTACGCTTTGTTTTTTGCACATGTTCTTACACATTTTGTAAGATGTAGCGGATGAGTAGGTTGCCAACTTGCTTCAAGTAACTCTGAATACCATTGATGTTTCATTATTTCTTCTTTAGTGTGCAACAGTAAACTATTCCATCCTGGTTCAAATGTATTCAACTTGTCAAGAATACCCTCTGTATTTTTAAATGCGCTATCCCATAAAAAACAACAGGGCCACATAGTAAGATCACTTGCAATAAATATTTCTCCTTCGTGTATGTATTTGCACACAATAGTATCAATAATATTTTCTGTTCTCTTGCTGTCTACAGATTTAGTTTTATACTCAGCAATAAACTTGTCAAGATCTTTTACAACATCTTTTTTACTATGCTCTTTGCTACCTGTGGTTGTAATAACCTTTTTTTCGTTTTGTTTTTTATTTCCTAGTTTTGCAATCCAGGCATGATAACTATTACGCATGCCGGTACGAGTAGCAAAATCAAACCCTAATACTGCGGCGTGAGCTCTTGCAGTGACTAGATCTTTTTCGTTGTGATCAAACAAAATGTAAATCCAAGTAGCATGATTTTTAGGTGCAGTTTCTGCAAATGCTATAATATTACGTTCTACTACCGTCCACTTGGTGTTTACTCTATATATGTGATTGGTATTTTTATGTCCATCGATACAAAAGTGTATGTGTAACTTTCCAACATACTTTGAAGCAAGAGTTCCAACTTGTTTCCACCATGCTGCTGTATTATATCCAGCGTTGGTACTATATTCGCAATATGCTCCGTGACTGAGCAAGTACTCTGTCATAGCCAAACAATCAGGATTGACAATTGGATCGCCTAATACTCCGCAAAACTTAAACTCTACTCCGTTGTAATCAGCAGGAGGAAAAATACGTTTCAAATTTTGCAACGTAAATGAGTTTATTTGCAACGATTTCTTATGAATTGTTCTCGCGCATCCAGGACAGGCTGCATTACAATCGCTGGTTATTTCTAGTTCAACTTTTTTAATCATATTAAATCTCTTAACTCTGGAAAAGTTTCTACAAAGTCGGTGTTCCTTTTTTGATCCCACATTTCTATTGTTTTTTTAAAGTTACGTCGAAGGTTAGGATTATTATTACGTATACTTAGATAAGCAGACAATCGATGATTCTTCTGTAGCTTGTCTAGCTTTTGGTTTGCAATTATTATTTGTTGGTCATTTAGTAGTACCGGAGTATATGCTGCCGGCCCGTGCCATGGTAACAAAATCCAGTTATTTATATCAATGCCGTTGTCAATATACCATTCTTCTAGTGTATCTATAGTTAGTGCATTAAACAAACTATAACTTGTTTGTACTTGTACTTGAGCAACTTGTTTTATTCGGTTGTAGTTTTTTAACCATTTTTCTTCTACCAGCGGATATCTGATATATGTGCCACGCTTGCCAAAATGATCGTGACTAAATGTAATATCAAAATTTGTAAACTTTGCTAGATAATCATTTACAATATCTTTGCCTTTGTATGTGCTTACACTACCATTTGTATGCGATGTAATATGTATGTCAAATATTTTATTATCAATCAATACATCAAATAGTTTGTAATACTGCTCTTGCATAAATGGCTCGCCGCCATTACAATGTATTGATTGTATTGTATCTGCATGTTCTAAAATATATTCAATAATAGGATCTATATTGTTATTCCATTCGCTGGATATATTAGTATGCCGGATATCTAAATCTCTTTGTATTTCTATGTCAGTATAGTTTTTTGCCCATGTACTACTGAGTTCAGATTCACATCCTAAACACGCAAAGTTACAGTTATTACTTACAAGCAAATCAACAAAGATAGGTTTTTGATCCGCTAGATCGGCACTCATTACTTGTTTACTATAATCCATTGCCTTGTATGCATTTTCATTTGAAAACCTTTGTACATGGTGTATGCTACCAGTTTGATTATAGAAACTATTGCAAGACTGACAGTTATTTTTAGGATAGTTTCCTTCTAAAAAATCCTGGCGAGTAAGTTTTGCAAATTTGCTGTTGTACACTTCTTGTATAGAATTGTAGTTGTAGTTACCAAAACTACTAGTAGCTGCACAACACGGTTTTATGACGCCATCTCTTCCAAAATATATTTGATTAAATGGTGCATAACAAAATGTTTTGTCTTTCCAATACGGCGTCATTTAAACTGCTCTGCAAACGGATCAAACTCGACACCACATTTCATACTACATACCTTGAGCTTGCCTTCTGCAACACTTTGTTTATCCCAACTGTTTTGAATGTTATCAAATATGCCTGTTTCAAACACAGCCTTTAATCCGTGCTTCTTGGCACTAATAGCATCTTTTCCTCCAGCAGCATCGATAAAGTCCCATACTTGTTCTGTTTTTGGATCTGGGTTCCACCACTTGTACATACGGCCAGCAGTCCAACAGCACGGCATTGCTAGTCCTTCTGCTGTAATAAACAAACTACCTTCGTCTTTTACTTTACAACGGATTGCTGTTTTATCATAGTATGCATCCATACTACCGTGTTTTGCTTTTACTTTATCAAAAGTTTTAATAGCAGAGTTTTGAAACTTTTCATCAGGCTTTTTAAGTTCAGTGGTTGATTTGCCTTTACGATCAACTGCTTGATGGCTTTCTTTCTTTTCACTTTGTGCTGTAACAAATCGTCCAGTTTTTTTCTTCATAAACTTCTCGCAGCCCCATTTGGTTGCAAGTGCTTCTGCTTCATCTACTTGGTGTTGGTTGTGTTCAAAGATTAAAAAGTCCCAACGTGCTCTGCCTCCAGCATTAATAAACGCTTGCATGTTACGCTCTACGTTGTCCCAGTTTACGCCTTGTCGGTAAAGATGATTAGTATCACGCAACCCATCTACACTGAATATAACTGCACCTTTTTTATTAATAACATCTGCAAGCTCTGCCCACCATTCAACACTCTTTGCGCCAGCGTTGGTATTCATGCTTAACCACATTGTAGGGTTATGTAGTCTAAAGTATTTGAATATTTCCAATGTATCTCGTGCTACAATAGGATCGCCTAAGTTGCCACACATGTACATTGTATTAAGTTGTGCAATAAACTCAGGCTCAAACATACGCTTGCAATCGTCTACAGTAAGTTCACTCAAGTCTATGTGAGGATTTATTGCGCCACCGTTTTGATTACGATCACACATTGGACAACTAGCTTGACAGTTTTGTGTATTTTCTAAGTGTATAGTTTTTATAGTATTGTAGTTATACATCTAATACCAACTTCACATCTTTACCAGGGCCGCCTACACTTGGTAAGAAAAAGTATTCTGCCATATACCATTTGATCACTGCACGATACCATTTCTGACTGTCGTGATGAGCTTGCTTGTTAAACTGATGTATGTTGTTGTTAGTGGCTTGCATTGTAGCAAGTGCTCTTGCACTTTCAAGTTGCAATCTTCTAACTGTAAACTGATCTAACAATACATCAATACTTTGGTCTCTAAGACGTTTACTTGTATCCAATTCGCATATACCTTTTATATTTGTCCAACTGTATTTCTCCACTAAACAGTTCAACTTCTAGTGGTGTTTGTGTTTCAAACCCTTGCAGCGTTTTGTGACAGTTTACATGTTCTTCAATTTCAACATAATCATTGCATTGTAGTATAACTAGTTTTCCATTAGGAATCTTAGCATACCATTCTTCAAAGTTATTTATGTGCTCACAACTTGTGTTAATAATAGTATCTGGAGTATCCCATAGTATTTCTGGTTCGCCGTTTGTTTTATAAACTCTATATCCGTGATTTTCTTTAAAGTCTATATCATGAATATCCTGACAGGAAGATTTAAACTTCCAGTTGTCCATTACATAGGGTTTATTAAATATTTCAGCAATAGTATCTACAGTTGGATCAATATCAAAGCTGCGTATTTTTTCAAAATGTATTCCAGATTCGAACATTAATGTAGCAAGAGTTCCGTACCATCCTGCGCATAAAAATACTACGCCTAAATCTACTCCAATGTTTTTAAGTTCGTCTACTAACCAAAGTTTACTTTGAAGTTGACCTCTACTCAAACAATCTTCATCAAAGTTAATTTGTTCTCTATCCATATATTTAAGTGCGTCAACAAAATTACTATTAGTATATTCTTCTAGTATTCTCCATAGGCTATGAACATTATTGTCTAGTATCAGTTTTTTTAAATCTACATTTTCTAGTAATCTAAAAATGCTGTGCATATTCTGATCTAGTACGGCTTTACGAAGTTCATCGTTGCCCGGAAGTAATCTAAATAAACTGTAAAGATTTTGTTCTAAAACTGCTTTACGAAAATCTTCAATGTCACCTAATGCTCGAACATTATCTATGCATCTAAAAATACTGTGTATGTTTTGATCTAATATTGCTTTTCGTAATTCTTCGTGGTCGCACAGTCTAAAAATACTTGCTAAGTCTTGGTCAATGTACGCTCTACGCAGGTCCGACATCCGACTATCATTAGGATACATTAGTTCAAATCTATCTAGTATTTTATAAATTTCCATCAAACTGCTCCTGTAGCCATTCAAAGTCGTTTATCTTTTTCAAGGCAGCAACATCGCCCTTGTGTGTAGTGCCATACAACATTCCTGCCTTTGCGCCACGTAATGCATATTCTCCAAATGGCTTGTCGCGCCCAATACTGGTCCATATTTTTAAACGTTTGTTGGTTTCGACATCTTTTTGACGATCAATAACTTTGCTGCTTAGTTTGCAACATTCTCTAAATGCGCTTTTCCAAGTTTCAAACTCGCCGGTATTAAACCCAGTGATATTAGAAACTGTTTTAACTGCTACAAACTTGTCACTAATACTTGTAGTCATATCAGGCTTGCTGATATCCATGTCAATAGTTTCTTGTCTCGGAAACAGTTTAATTCCTCCATATCCGTATACTAATCCATTGACTGGGTTTTTACTGCGCCATACGTGAACATGGTTATATTGCCAAGCTGGTACTTGATAATCAAAGTTAAAATCATCCACGATTTTAGCATCGCCATCAACAATCCAAAACATCGGAGTATTGCACAACATAGCTGCTTGAATATGCGCTTGATGAATTCCCTTTACACCGTGTACACGTTTGGCCATAGGAACTTTTTTAAGTAAGTTAGCGTAGTTAGTATCTGCATCAGGTTCTTGATAACTAATAAAAACTACGTCATAAGGGTTGGGCATACTTGCAACTGTATTATTTTCTTTTTTACCAGCAATAAATTTAAAGTGCCACTCTCGTTTGCTAATTTTTAACTTCTTACTACAAAGTACAACACCGTCATGATATTCGCCATTTAAGAACACATGATTAATCCGTCTGTCAAAAGTGTTAGAATGCTCAAAATAATCATCAAACATAAAATCTTTACAAACTGTTACAGTTGGAGGAATAATATAAAACATCTCAGTTGTACTAGTTTCAATTGCTTGTAAATAATCTTCGTATGTATCAACATTAAATACATCATACGGACGAGGGTAACTTGCTTGCATGTCAATTTCTTTTTTGTTAACAAAAAATCTATGCTGCAACTCTCTGTCTGCTATTGTTGCATCTTTAGGTATTAAACTGATACCGTCATAAAATTCATTATTTTTAAATACATGAACATAATCAGTACTCCATGCATCAGGTTTGTAATCAAAGTTAAAATCATCGTTTACTATGATGTCAGGCCATACTACCCAAAACATTTTTGTAATACAAATACGCTTTGCATCCGCAACTGTTGATGCAGTTTTTAATGTAGGAAAGCGTTGTTTTAGCTCTTTCCAATATATATTTTTTTCGCCAATAAAGATTATATCATACATACAGTAGTTATAACATATTTAAATCAACAAGTCAAGAACAGAATGTGATAAATACTAGAGAAGAGGAAGCCATAAACATGCCAGATTTTATACCAGGTGAGGCATATCGTTTAGATATTGTCACAGAAGATAACACAGTAATTGTAGATAGTTTGCAAGGAACTATCAAAGGCGATATTATAGATACAGCAGGTGCAATACTTGTTGATGTTTCAACTGGAAAACTTTATGGTTCATTGATTGGCAACTTCAAAGATTCCGACAATAACATACTACTAGACGAAGACGGAAACTTAATAGGAAGTCTTCGAGGAACTGTTTACAACGATGACGGCGCTGTTGCATTTGATGGATTTACTGGACGACTTACTGCTGATGTAATAGGTAATGTATTAACCACAGATGGCGACATTATGGTTAACTCGTCAACTAATACTGTTACTGCTGAAATATTCGAAGGTTCGTTTTATGGAGACTTAACTGGAACAATAACATCTGACAGTGATATTTTTGGAACATTCAACGGTGAGTTTACTGGCAACTCATACGGTGATCACTTTGGTGACACCACTGGCACACACACGGGCAATGTACTTGGAGATATAGTTGGTGATGTAGTTGGTAACGTAATAGGCAATATCACTGGCAGTCCAATTGGAGATCAACCTGGCAGTATTGTTGCAACAGATTTAATAATATATCGCGATAGTGACAGTGTGCAACAATGGGACTTTGTTGGAGGTATAAGTCATTATGCAACTCCTGTAGCGGGTGATGCTGCAACGGGTGCTATTATTGAACTAGGTTCTACAAGGGCAGATTCGGCACTAACGGCACATGTTAACAACTGGAATGGAACACCTGTTATTCAGCTTACTGAAACTGAGCCAAATATTACTGGTAAACATTATGGCGAGTTTAATTATAGAGCAAATACAGAATCTGCTAGTCAAACAGTTTTAAATGCTGATGCAAACGGCACAAAGATTCATTCTGTAAATAATATTATTCAAATCGGAG